CCTCATATTGTTTCTGTCTATCATCTTCACCAGGTATTTTGAATTCGGGAATCTTAATAACCTTAGCAATAAATGGAAGATTATCCGGGTCCATCAATGCGGCTGTAATCTCTTGATTATTTATCTGAAATAACTGCATAAGCATATCAGCCTGCTGTTCATCAGAAACAGGAAGCTTCTCATCTGGTTCGAGTTCAATAGAACCAATAGTTCCATCAATTTCAGCTTTTCTGATAAATACATTAATAAAATTACCTTGTTCATTCTTTTCTACAATTCTTTCATCTTCAACCATATTTTTCATATACATTGGAATGGCTTTAGCAAAAGTGCTCTTCCACCAGATAGTCATCATTCTCCAAGGAGTTTGGAGTCTCTGCAATGCCATTCCCTTAGACATTGCATATTCACTCGCAGTCCTAGAGCTACCAGCGGCTTGATTTCCTCCAAAGATTGAAGGCAGAGCTCCCGATACAAATTGTCCAAGTTCTTGTACAATCTTATAGAAATTCATTACTTCAGGAGAAAGAGAAGCTAACTGAAGTGAATAGAATGAATCTTTAATATTCTTACTACCAGAAACACCCTTAGTAGGAGTAATAGTTCCAGGCTGTGCTTCAATCTGTCTTTGAGCAGAGAAGTTAACAACAGCCGGATCAGCAAAGGTTTGAGCTATTCCATGCTCAATAGTTTGGAGAGTCAAACTAATCAAGTCATTTGTGATATCTTGAACATTAGTTAATAACTCACCCATAGGATCATGATTTAAGAAATCTGACATTGGATTCTCTGTCAGAGTCCAATGATCATCAAGACACTCATTCTCATAATCAGCAGGAATATCATTAACCATTACAAGTTTAGCACCATCAGGAAATAGCTTCTTTAATCTCTTATAATCCTCTTCGGGTAAAATATTAAAACTTGCTGGACGAAGCCAGCAATTCTTAACAGTTACTTGCTCATCTGGAAATTCACCTCGATATTGTGTATTCAATCTTCCATATTGTTCATAAGGATCATTAACTCCAATATTACTCCAACCTCCATGAGGAATCTTCTCATACAACGAAGGATGACACTCTAAAGCATTACCATAGTGAGTTTCATAACTGTAAATGAGATAAGGTGTATCTTTTTGTTTTTTAGCATAGTTAGCAACCTTAACATATAATCCACCATAAACTTCTAACTTAACTCTACTCTTTGGTTCATCCGTTGTTCCAACAAGTCGAGGAATCTTTAACTTAGTCTTCTGTTGTTTAGGATCTAATTTAGCTTCACATTCTAAACAGAGAGGTTCGACATCTTCATCACTAGGATCAAATATTTCATCCGGAACTCTAGCTCCACACTGAGGACATACATGAGCATCTATTTCTTCATCCTTAAACTTCTTCTTCTTATAAGTTCCATATTCTTTTTGAGCATCTGAATACATGTAAGAAGCTAACATACCTTCTGTACAATGAATGTAGAGAGCATGTAACCACAAGAACATCACATCATTATGTTTGTAAATTAAATTAGCGATCTCATCTCCTGCTTTTGCAGTTGATAAGTCGAGAGGATTGTCTGCGTCATCTGGGACACAGGTTATTGATGGAATTTGAATAGACAGTGCGGCTATAATAGTTTCTAGGAAGGCTTTGAAGATATTGACTGGCTTATCATAGTAGTCTTGATCAACATCTGAAGCATTAGTGTCACGGTTGTACACACGATAATCATGAGCAACCTCATCCCAATAAATTAGAGAAAAGTTATTCCAGTAAAGCTTAAGCCGTCGCATATGACGGATTTGACGTTCGCGCGTTACTCTATCCTCGTTATCGAAGTGAGTAGCAACAGTCTTGAGAAGACTAGCTACTTCATCATCAATAGTTTTAGACATTACTTAATAATTCCATTCGTGATAAAACCATGCCAGCCGCAACCACCCGTAGGTTTTCCATCTTTCTCCTTGATACAGTTGATAGATGGAGTGATCGTAGGTTTATTCACATCACCATTCCATTGCCAGATATTAAGCATATCTTCTTGTGTTCTTGATATAGCTTTTGGTCCAAGAAGAATAGCACACTGTTTATGATTAGGACACATAAATATGATATGATGTGTAGCTTCTGGATACATTTTAATTCTAATATCAGTAATATGAAACACTCCTACCGGCTCATGGTCTGACCATTCAGGACTATCATTCCTGACCATCTCTTCGAATGTAGGAGTACAGGGTAACATTATCCAAACTGCTTCTTATTGAAGAATGATTTCTTATTACCTTTAGAGCCCTTACTAGCTTTATTAAGCATATCGTCAAACTCTTCTACACTAGGACCGATAGAGCCAGAATCTCCACTAGTAGCACCTTTCATAATACCTTTACCAACCTTCTTAAATTTCTTACCGACTTTAAGATCTTTACCATGACTACCAAACTTAGAGCCAAACATAGCCTTACCCATTATTTGCTGCTTAGACATTCTCTCTTTAGTATTATTTAATAATCCACTGCTATGTCTCTTTAAACCATCAGAGAAAGATAAACTAGACGAGTTAAATGCAGCCATCTTCTTAGCTCAATACAACAGTGTGCTGCCCACCGGGATTAGCAACAATCGTATAAGTTACAGTAGTTAGAGGCAGAATAGGAAAATAGAACGATCCAGTGACATCAATAATATTAATCATAGGAGTAGCATCGCTATAATCAAAATGTAAAGTTGAAACTTGATTAAACTGTTTAGCTACGTTATTTCCGTTAATATCTTTAGATGTAATTTTAACAATTGCATTGATGATTGAAGTATTAGCCATTAGCTAAACGAAAGGACAGAAGGACCACCACCAGCTCCACCAGTTACAGTCCAAGTAATAGATGCACCAAGAGCAGAATAATCATAAATCTGAGTACTACCTGATCCCTGGCGAGTAATCTTCAGTAGATTACGAAAGAAGTCGACTTCAATATTAGTCACATCAGTAAACTTCAATGATGCAACAGTTAAACCAGGACCAATCGTAGAACTAATTGTAACCGTTGCTGGAGCAGCATTCGCCATTAAACTACCTCCTCAATGCCAAGTTCCTGTTCAAGTTTCTCTACATCTCTAAGTTTATCAGCAACCCCAATATTTTTCTGCTCAGTTAATATCTTAGCATCTAATCTAGATTTCTCTTCTAATATCCGACGCCGCTGAGAGAATGATGCTGCTGAGTGTCCAATAGGATTAAGCTCTATTGGCTCTGGAGTTTCTATCACTTTAGGCGATACAATAGTAATAAGAGTATCTGTAAGACGTTTCTTCTCATCTCGTTCATATGAGAGTTGCTGTTTCAGAGTCTCACAAGACTGGCAGACTTCAAAATCTTTAATTCCACACAGGCGAAGAAGGAGTCTAATCATTTGCCTGCTGGACGCTTATCTAAGCTCTTCTCCTTAATAAATTCTTGAACATCTTCAATATTTAAGCAATCAATTAAACAGGCACCAACTACTCCATGTACAGGAGCCAGTGATCCATTACAATAATCATTACCAGGAACATTATCATAAATAACTCCAAATTGAAGAATCTTACCATTAGAATCTAATTGAATTACCTTATCACCATTTTTTGCTTCTCGTCCGTTTCGATAGTGCATCTAATGTCTCCTCCCAAATCTAGAACGCCTACTCACAGGAATACAATCACTCATCGTCATAGCATTATCACGTTCTATTTTTTCCATACGCCTATAGAATGCTGTCATATCACCAGTCTCTTCACGCTGTTGAATGACTTGCTGAACTTTCTCAGCTTGACTCATATTACCAATCTCACCAGTAAGAAATCTCTTAGCCGCTTTGCAGAAATAACGAAGATCATCAATAGGATCATCACCTTCGAATTCTGCTATATCTTCAATCTTCTTATCATCGTATATAGCCATTGGAATTGTATCAATTAGTATCTTACAGGTATCAAAGATTTGAAGAACTGGAAGATTATCTTCTTCAGGTTCATCGTAGAATTGCTTCTTATAATTCTCTAATGCTTGTGGTCCATAGTTTCTATAAATTTCCTGTGCAATTGACATATCATAAAATTCGTTCTTAGCTTTTAGAGAGACTTTCTTTTCCCATCGTAGAAAGTCGTGAACTAATTGTAACCCAGCAACTCTTGAACCAGGAGTATTTTCAGAGCTGCTAGGGACAAGATCAGAGTATTTTTGGAACTCATCTGCAATAAGTTCACCACCTCTGTTCTGCCAAGCTGATCCACATAATATGGTATGAGCTGGGGACTCACGATTCTCATCATGAATCTCTCTTATCTCTGATGCCCAGTAAGGAATATCCCTACCATACCAAGCTCGTTCTCTGTAAATATATACTTTATGGTTGGGAGCAACTGCACCCCACATTGCATAACACATAGCTCTCTTTCCCCAGTCAATAGACAATATCCTGGGCCACCATTCAGGTATTTGAAATCCTTTGATAACATGCAATGCATTATCTGGTTCACCAGGGAATCGCATCGGTCGGAAAGTGGTGAAGACTGATCCTTTGAAAGCATGCCAGTCTCCGAATCTTTTTGCTTTGTATTCTGATTCACTAACAACTTTCAGAATTTCAAGCTTCTTAACGTAGAGAGGATCATATTCCATTCCATATGGATTATCTTCTGCTTTAGCAGGAATAAATATTCGTAATAGTCCTGTACTTAAATCTCTAATAACTTTATGTCCATCTTCACAAGGTTTAACAAATCTATTATATACAAATGTCTGTCCTATTCCTCCAGGATTAGAACCATTCCTAACGATAGCAATATTAAAACTAGAGCTAGGACGTACACGAGAGCCAACCATATAATGATAAGGATAGGCTGAGAAGTGGGTGAGTTCATCAAATGAGCAATAATTATATTGAGAGGAGTCATACATAGCAATATCAGAATCATGCTGGACATGACCAAAGTCTTGATAGGAGTTGAATTCTGGCCACTCCCAGGAGTGTTTAGTTTCATTGTATTTAGCTCCTGTTTTAGGATAGTATTCTTTACTAAGCCGAATGATTTCCCGTTCCAGATCAGGAAATTTCCGTCGAAAGATGATTCCTTTGTATCCGTGGAACTTATAAAACCCACGAAAGAGGGGTAGGAGGGTAAGTATCCAACTCTTTCCTCCATAAGCTGCACCGCCATATAGTGCCTCAAAGATTTTGTCATCTAATTCAAGAAGTTGTTCTTGAACAGGATGAGGTTTGATATTCTTATCTCGAAGAAAGTCTCCGAGCATTCCATTACCTGGGTCTAATGATTCGATGCCATTAGCAATAGAAACCATAAATCTAAACTAAGAAAGTCTGATTTCCTTTAACTACAGAAACCTTCATATCTCTTGCCCAACTAACAGTACCAGCATACCAAAGTTTAGTTGTAAGATAATTCTTCGAGCCGTTCGTATTATCACGAATTGAATTGTTAGAGATACCAAAAGCAACCCAGAGACACTGTTTAAGTGCATCATCAGTATATGCTAACTTAGCAATCATCTCTTTACCAAGTGTAATTAAAGGTAGATAATTAGGATTTGGAGCATTAAGAGTAGGAGCATTCCAACAAGAGAACTGTTCAAATGCAAAACAAATATCTCGATATGAAGATTTCTTAGCTTCCATACGATTCCGTATTACACAGCCAACGGCTATTTGACCTTCTATTGGTTCACCTCTGGATTCACCATAGAGAGTCAATGCTAATGTCTCTACGTCAGGAAGTAATTCTAACTCTACCGGAGACATTTAGTAACTCTTAGCTCCGTTATAGATTACAGTGACAGACGGAGAACCACCACCTGAAATAGTAGTAGAGATTCTAGCTCTAATAATAGGAGGAAGTATAGCATTAACTTGAATTAAGATATCAGCACCAGCAATTACAACAGTAGGAATAGCTACAATCAATCCCCAAGTACCAGAATCATTAGGATCAAAAGAACCTTCAATTTGAACTGCTCCAGCCGTTACGCCTGCTGCAGCAGTAATCTGAAAGACATGATTTCTAAATGAAACAGGAATAGCTAAGGCATTTCCATTGCCTGTAGCTTGAGCAGCCTGTAATGTATATGGTACTCCCGACATAGCGGCTGGAACTGTTGTTATTGCCATAAATTAAATACTTCCAGTTCCGAGAGGATACTTCTGTTCAAGCTTAGCAGAGATAGTAATAATATCTTTTAACAGACCTAAACTCGCTCCTGCAATAGATAATTCAGCACACTTCATAAGAAGATGTGCAAAGTCAACAGCAGGAATAAGATTGGTTGTCATTCCTGCACTAAGCAAACCTACAAGCATAGTAAGATAAGCATTTATGAATCGAACAGTAATAGCAACAAAAGGAGTAATTACATTCTGAATAATATTAGGATGATTACCAGGAGTTGTAATCACTGTTCCTGATGGAGGAGTAGTGCTATCTCCAATTACTGTAACAGTGATAGGAGGAATAACAGTCGTAGCCGGAAGTACAGTAGGAATAATATCTACAACTTTAGCTCCGGGAGTATTTACATCAGTCATTCATTTAGCCGGATTAGCTAACAACCAAGCATTTCCTTGATTAGTCCACTTAGCAACATCATCAATAAATGTTTGTGCAACTTGTTCAGGAGTAGGCCATGCTCCAGCATGAGCAGTCTGATATTCTTTAATAATCATTGCTGTAACAGGAACACCAATTTGTTCGAGTAAGAACGTAACAAGTGGATTCATTTGGTTACCACTACAGGAGGAGTGAATGAATTTAAGACCACTTCAAAAATTGCTAAAGCAGGTCCAAAGCTAACTAATTCACTAGGAGTTAACTTAGCCTTCAATTTAATATAGGATGTATTAACTACTGCATACCATCCATTAGGAACCTGACCAATCGTAGTATTAGCATCAACACAGAACTGAACAATATTACGTGCAGTATTCTGTGGAAGGATATTAGCCGGAACGGCATTCTCAGCCGCAGTCTGTAATGTACCAATAGAATTAACTACATCAGTTAAGACATATAAAGTCTTAGTCTGTGATGTATAAGTTGCCGGCATCGCTGATGTACAACCAGCCGATAATAGAACAACGATTAGAATGAGTCTTTTCATCTTTCTCCTATCTCACTGAACGTCAATGACTTCGTAATCTGCTACAGTCTTTTGCTGAGGAGTATAGAAGTGATAATGAACTTCTCTATCTTTACCGAGCTTCGCAGACTCAGCTCGTTCTCTTCTAATTCCCTCTACAACCTTACTTGCGGCTGTGATTACTGCAGGAAGTTTATCAGCTCTAACATCATCAAGCTTAGTTGCTAAAAGTTCAACTGAGTTGTTAAGAAGCTCTAAAGCTTTATCGTGAGCTAAACCTAATCTAATCTGAGTATCACTATTCTCTAGGATAGTATCAATCGTAGGTTTATCTGATTCTTCTAAAGCTACTGGATAGGTAAAAGGATCAAAACTCTTCTGAGTTTGTTTAATCTCTGTAGACACTACTTCAACTCGCGAAGCAGGAGGAGGAATAAATAAACTCATAGCAGATTTTTTAGGAGAAGTCTTGGCAGCCGCAAGTCTATTCATCAAGTTCATAGGACTCGACAATCGCTTAAGAGCTGACTCATCACTTACTAACATAATTTATCCTTATCCAGGAATGCCATTTCCGAAGTTTGTAAATCCATATTTTGCACCTTGATTAGCAGCAACAATAGCATCAGCAGGTGTAATCTGTTTTCGTATTGCTTGATAAGCACAGGTCTCAAAATAGACTATTCCCACTTCTTTTTGTCCATTAAGATAGTAAGGAGTTATTGGTGCATTCTTCGTTCCTGGTCCTAGAAGTCTCGTTGCTGTTTGAGAAATACCAACTTCATTTCCAGGATAAGTCATCACTTCAATTTCAAATGCATCTAGTAAATCAAGTTGATTATTATTCCAATCAGCTCCACCATTACCCATATGACAATATCCTACAGAACCTGGTCCGGCAAATTCTGTAGATATATTTATATTAGGATCAATTGCTTTTAACATCCTCAAAAACTGAACTGTCTGATCTTTACTCCAGTTAGGAAAACAACCATCCCAGCCGGTAGACCATAAACAATACGGAATGTATTTAGAGAGATGTGAAATAATACCAGGGATATTATTCATACCCCATTGCCAACCGTATGTTAACCCACCAGGATCATATGTCTGACCGTCTGCAGCGAGTTTAACAAGAGGAATAAAACCTTTTGTAATACACCAATCGAGTACTCCACTAAAGCCAGATAAATCATTAGTCCAATCATGACCAGGAATAGGATAACGAGGAGCCCAGTTGAGATTCTCATTATAGTCACCGCTAATATCTAGTGTGATATGTGTGCTTCCGGCTGCTAATAATCTCGAAGCCCAATCATTCGCCTTCGGCGGGTTTGCAGTGATGAGAGTGTCAATGAATCCATCATATATCGGAATGTCATCTGCATCCCTAAGATTACAGAAATTAGCCTTCACGTTGATGATTTGCGAACGTGAAGGAGGATTAGGGAATAGTGGAGTTAATCCTAATTGAACATAGAGTTCATTAAGATGTCTCTGGCGAGATACAGCATATCCTAATTCAACTGCATCATATTGCATCCTACCAACCCAAACAACATAGCTAGGATCATTAGGATTGATAGGAGTTCCAGCTTTAACATATCCAGCTTGAACGTCTTGTTCAAAGCTTATAACTTGAGATTCATCGTATGGAGTGCTCATCAGATTCTTCCTGTGAGAAGTAGAACAATAATAACTAGAATAATTAAACTAGCTCCACCGCCATAGTAATGATACGGTGGACCAGCATAAATTCCTCCGCCTCCAAATACAAATATAAAGAGGAGGATGAT